CCAGTTAAACGCTTTTGACTTACTTACATTCTCAAAAGGCTTAAGGTTAATGTAATCAGAAGAGGTAAATTGATCTATCTGCATCATGTTACCGTAGAACGCAGGGGTGATAAGCGCATATGGTTCATCATCAGTTGCGTTAGCGTTGGCTAACGTCACAGTTAAATCGATAAGACTGGCTAAGAAAGCTACTCGACTTGTTTGTGTCATCGTTGCGGTAACGGTTGCCGCACTCAAAGCGGTATGGATATCTGTGTCAATCTTCCGATTAATAACCGCCATTGATGTTTCTTGCATAATACGACGACCATCACCCTGGGAGGCAAATAGATTGAAGTTAGTACGCTCAGGAACATCGTGCCACTCTTTAAGAGTTGCAGAATATTGATTTAAGTTATCTGGGCGTGTAGGAATATCTCCATTTACACCGCGAGTAACTGCTGTTGCAGAGCCAGAATCCGCGACCAAGAAAGTGGCGGTATTGCCATTTACTTCAGTTTCAGTCGTCACAGTTCGGCGGGCTAGAGATTGTTTTTTCTCAAAACCCGCGATAAATTCCGCTCTGTATTTTGTTTGATAGGCAGTATCAGGCATGATTTACTCCAAAAAATAGTTAGTTTTAACTAGCAATTCAGAGTTAGCCGTGTAGCGAGAGTGCGAAGGTTAACTGCTATGCAGGGCTTCAATCTCGGATTACGGGGTCATCATGTTAGTACTGCCTTAATTTTAGTACTATTTGTGGTTTAATGCAATGAACTGCCGCTTAACCCATAGCATTCCGGGCGTCAATAAGCTCCATGTAACGATTATTGGCAGCAACATCCTTATGCCAATCAGAGTCGCCCATTCGATTTTCCAGGGCTTTAATCTCATCGCTAATAGTCTGCACAGGATTGGCAGAATTAGGCACAACAGTAGCCGCCGGGTTAATCTTTCTTGCCCATTCGGCCATAGCCACCATAATTTCTGGGCTATTAAATATTGCCCTCCCATCTGGTAATCGTGCGTTCATGAATGGGTCTTTGATTGAATCAGGCAATTGATTAACTAATCCAGCTACCATATTAATATTTGTTCCGTGATCGCCGCCCCACGCTTCTTTTAATTGCTGCGCAGTCTGTAACTTATCCACGCCATCTTGACTTGTTCGCGCTTCCTGCTGGGCTACTCGGCCTGCCAGCAGTGCATTAGTCATCATTGACATGGTATCGGTTGAAACATTATTTGCATGGGCTACATCATAAATGCCGCTCATGATTGCTTCGTCAGCATCGCCCAATACAAGGCCTTCCTCTAGTGATAACTGGTAATCTGCCGCAGTTTCAGGGACGCCATTAGCCAATCGATATGCGCCCATTTGTTCATCGGTAGGGTTTTCAGGTAATCCATTGCTTATTTCACCACTACGGATTTTTGATTGAGCTTCAAAATAATTTTTTGTTAATGAGCCAATATCTGTAACCCGATCTAATTGCTTTAAGTGCTTATCGTAATCATCACCCGGCTCAAATCCGGCTTTAGAGAGTAAATCACCGCGCCAAGTCTCGGGCATTGCCTCGCCAAAGTAGTTTGCTGGAGGGTCATTTGGAGCTGGGTCAGCTACTGGAGCAGGACTACCGCCTGGAGCTGGATCTGCTCCCAATTCTTCCATGTAAACATTATTCAATATTTTCATCTTGAGCCTCTTCTTGGATTAATTTGCCGATTGGAATTTTTAAACACCTGAGTATTCTTTGCCCTACGAATGCGCGACCGGCAATGAAGGCAGATTGATCTTGCGAGCCTGGAACATAACTTAAGTCATGCGCCCTACTGTAATTCGAGGTAATTACTTTCAAGGCTAGTTTTTGCTGATATTCTGTAGCCTCACCGCTGCCAAGGGCTTTGATAGCTTGTATCTCATCCTTGGTTTCTTTTGGGTATTTAAAACAATCAGCTTGATTGGGTTTAGCCATTAAGCATTACCTTGATCTAGCATTCCAGCTTCAGCCGCTACCTGCGCCGCCTTAGTTTGAGCGTCGATTTTCCTAATCTGCAACACTTCCTCTGGCGTACGCTTCCACTTCTCAGGAGCGCCAGAACCACTAATGGCATCACGTAGAGCCTCATCGACATTAACATTAGCCGCTGCATTAGGGTCAATAGTCGCCGCCTGAGTTGCCATTTCAATAGTTTGCCCGAATTTCTGCACTTTCTTCTCCTCTTCCGACTCACTTAATGGCGATACAAACTCAAAAGTAATGTCTCTACTTAATAATGACTCAGGAATATCTTGAGGCGAGCCAAAGAAGCCCGCACTCATTGCGACATCAAAGGCTAGCTCGCATATTTGACCATTATATTCATCCTCAATTGGCGAGAATAGAGGTAAGTTTTCACGTCGATATTGCTTCATACGCTCAGAAACTTCGTATGCGGTCATGTCGCCCGTAGTGTCGGGCAATGATAATTTGTTGGCGTAGAATGCTGATTTTAGCGTTTCGACAATCTGCTCTTTCATCTCCAATCCGATAGGGAACCCACCGCGATCTTGAGCTAATGGCCGCAAGGCAGCACCTAAGCGCTCGTCATACTCATCATCCACATAAGTAATGCCGTCAGACGATAGGTCTACATCACCCCTAATGACCTTCTGAACTGCGATTAATGGCGGTCTTGTGTACCTTTCCGCAGCTTCAAGTAGCGTATGTTGCATTTGCTGCATTGATCGAGCATCAGGCAATCCGATACCCGTAGCGGGCGAATAGGCGAATGCTGAGCCAGGTATTGTCTTGAACCTAGGAACCACATAATACTTATTGTTAATCCCCTTAACTTCTAATTCGTGATCGTTCTGAACGTCGAGGAATATTGAGACGTAGGGATTAGTTATCTTTTCATCACCGTACATTTCTGAAGGAATGACGATATGCCTAACATCACAGGTTTTGAATAGATCTTTGCCGTTGGCTTCTCTGACCTTTTCATGGACATTTTTTATACCGAAATAAGCAATCAAATCTTTATAAGTTGGTTTCCAACGTCTAACTACACCACCAACTTGACCTGATTCGTCATCGAACCATGAGCAATCTCTTAAGTGCCAGCAGCGGAATAGTAACCCGTCAGCCTGCTTATTTAGCTAACACGATAAAACAGTTTGCCCAAACGTGACGAAATCATGGTCACCTTCTTTGGTTGATCGGGTGAAATTGGCTTTACGGTTGTTAATCAAGTCCATCAATTGGCCGGAAGCCCATTGCAGCCACATTGCGCCTAATTGATCCGTCTCACCGTTAACGCTGATACTGAACCACTTGCCATCGCGAAGCATCGCGCTTAATGAGTCGACCAAATCACGACGAACCAATACGGGATACGACTCAACCAGTTGGTCGGCTAGCTCAGTCCCTATGTTGCGTACATTGGTAAAATCCGACCTTTCCGGGTAAAAATTCTCAGCAATAGTCTGATACAGAGACATCATTGGAGCATGATCTTTTAGTATAGTTTCGGATAACTCTTTAAGCTGCTTTTTATCTAGCATAGTCTTATCCTAGCTTGTCGTCATCGCTAGATAGCATTGTTCCTGCGCGACCTGCTTTTGAGTATTTTCGTGCAACGTCTTTCTGCCGTTTCTTTTGTGCCGCCAAATCGTCAGGTACTGGCGCTACCGGCTCTTTACCTGTTGCAATCGTTTTACTGCCGCCCATGCCTAGCAGGCCTTTCACGTCCGTACGGATGTCGCTTAATACATCACTCATGTCAATACCTCGCTCTAGTTTCGTTTGCGTATCTTGCCGCCGACCGGCTTCTTGTCTTCACTTGCGGAGTTTTCCATTCTTCTTTGGCTCTTTTTGTCATGCCTGGGAATAGCTCAGTGAAGCCCCATACTGCAGAATCAACCCTGTCAGGCGATCCTAGCCCCACATATCCTGCTTGAGTCATTGCACACATTTGATCTTCAATTTCGGAAAAGTAACCAATATGGTGTATCTTGTTCTTTTCGTACAATGCAGCTATCGGTTCTGCCCTCGCAACCTTCCCGCGTGATGCATGTACCTCATTATAGGCTATTGTTGGGTCTTCAGCTTGAATTATAGCCCTCACCATGTCCCCGCCAAAGTTTTTCTCACCAATTA